AGATGTTACCGAATTAGTAACAACACAAAAAAATATATCCGACAAACAGGATGAGTATATGGAAGGTGTTTTAAGTAAACTTGAAGATTTGACTACTAAATTAGGTCAGATGGATAGTATATTACAAAAGATTGATAACTTAGAGCAAAAAGTAGAAAAGTATAGACAGAAATCACCTGAAGAAAAGCTACAGTTAAGAAGTTTAGATAGTTACCCATACAATCAAAAACTAACTGATTTCTTCATGGACAAACAAGAAGATTTTGAAAAAACAGGTAAGAATGAATATGTTCTGACAAGCGATGAAATTGAAAATTATTCGGATAGTGATATTAAAAAATCTTTTGACAAACCATTTGAAGACGAAGAAAGAATGTAAATATTCTATATCGGAATATGGAATAAAAGACTGTCGTAAGACGGTCTTTTTTTTTGTTGTGATTTGACTTACCGTTTTTCGTTGTTATATTTTACTTGAGTAACAGATAAAATTTTAACGAATAACAGAAAAACAAAAATGGCAAATGCACTCGACGCGGTACTCGCACAGTACGAAAAAAACACCACATCTCGTGGTGGTGGTGACGGAATGTCACAAGAAGAGAGGTTGAAGAAGTATTTCACAACTTATCTCCCTAAGGGGACTAAATCAGGACAGGCTCGTATTCGTATCCTACCTACATCAGATGGTTCATCACCATTTAAGGAGGTATGGTTCCACGAAGTCCAAGTTGACGGAAAATGGGTTAAGCTTTACGACCCAGGTAAAAACGATGGTGAGCGTTCACCTTTGACTGAGGTCTATGAAGAGTTGATGTCAACAGGTAAAGAGTCTGATAAGAAGCTCGCGATGCAATATCGTCCTCGTAAATTCTACATTGTACAATGAAGAAGATGGAGTTAAGTTTTGGCGGTTTAAGGATAACTACAAACAAGAAGGTATCCTTGATAAAATCATTCCGATTTGGAGAGCAAAAGGTGATATCACCGACGCTAACGAAGGTCGTGATTTGATTATTGAGTTGGCTAAATCTAAGACCAATTCAGGTATTGAGTACACTATTGTTCAAACAATTATGTACGATGACCCATGTCCTTTGAGTGAAGACTCAGATTTGATGAAGGAGTGGTTGGAAGACGAGATGACATGGAGTGATGTATATGCTCAACGACCAACCGAATACTTGGAAGCGGTCGCTCGTGGTGAAACACCTGTATGGGATTCTGAACTTAAGAAGTTCGTATACGGTGATGATACCACAGAAACAATTGGAGGTTCTACACCTAAACAAGAAACTGTTAAGGAAGAAACTAAGGACCCCCAAGAGGAAATGGAGGTTGATGAGGACCTTCCTTTCTAAAAACCAAAACCTACAGATGGGAGGGTATAATGCTCTCCCATCTTTTTCATTACGAAAAGTTCGTTACGAAAAACTCGTAACGAAAAAACAAAAATACAATGGCAATTAAAAAGAATAGTTTTAAAGACATAAAGAAGAAGTTCTCTTCTTCTGCTAAATTCAAACCTCAGAGGTTTTACGACTTGGGTTCTGAATTTTTGGATGCGGTAGGTGTACCAGGTCCGGCTATGGGACATATTAATATGTTCTTGGGTCACTCGGACACAGGTAAGACTACTGCGTTAGTAAAAGCTGCGGTTGATGCACAGAAGAAGGGTATCCTTCCTGTGTTTATTATCACAGAACAAAAATGGTCTTTTGACCATGCAAAACTTATGGGTTTTGACTGTGAAGAAGTTGTTGATGAAGAAACGGGTGAGCTTGATTGGGACGGGTTCTTCATCTTTAATAATGACTTTGAGTATATTGAACAAATTACTGACTTTATTAATAGTTTGTTGGACTCCCAAGAGAAAGGGGAGTTGGAGTACGACTTGTTGTTCCTATGGGACTCTGTTGGTTCTGTACCTTGTAAGATGACTTACGAAGGTAAGGGAGGTAAGCAACACAACGCTGCCGTTCTTGCCGATAAGATTGGTATGGGTATTAACCAACGAATTTCAGGTTCACGCAGGTCTGACTCAAAATTTGAAAACACTTTGGTTATTGTTAACCAACCGTGGGTTGAACTTCCTGATAACCCGTTCAGTCAACCGAAAATTAAAGCTAAGGGTGGTGAAGCCATTTGGTTGAATTCATCTTTGGTCTTTTTGTTCGGAAATCAGAAAGGTGCGGGAACGAGCAAAATCACGGCAGTTAAGGATAAGAGAAAAGTGAAATTCGCAACGCGTACAAAGGTTTCTGTACTTAAAAACCATATCAATGGATTGGGGTATGAGGATGGTAAAATTCTCGTTACCGCTCACGGATTTTTGGCAGGTAAAGACGCCGCCGAAGAAAAGAAATCTATTGAAGAGTATAAGTCAGAGCAATCTGAGTATTGGAAGGAAGTCATCGGAACCGGTGGAGACTTCAAACTACAAGAAGAAAGTGAAACCTTTGACATCAATGCGTTGTGACAAAAACCTTATTAGTTGACGGAAACAACCTATTCAAAATAGGTTATCACGGAGTTCGTGAATATTACCATAAAGGTAATCACATTGGAGGTATATACCACTTTGTGAATACTTTGCGGAAATTTATTTCCGAATACAACTATGATAAGGTAATTGTTTTTTGGGACGGAGATGATAATTCCGTTCAGAGAAAAAAAATATTTGCGGAGTACAAAGAGAACAGACGATACAACCGACTTAATGATATTCAAAAACAATCGTTTGATTGGCAACTCAATAGAGTAAAAGAATACCTTGAGGAGATGTTTATTCGTCAGGTGGTGGTAGATGGTAATGAGTCTGATGATATGATTGCCTACTACTGTCAAATCTCTTTGGACGAACACAAAACGATATTCTCTGCGGATAAAGACTTAACACAACTCATCTCTGAGAATGTGCAGATTTATTCTCCGTCCCAAAAACAAATGATTAAATATGGGGACAAAGTCAAACTGAAAGATATTTCAATCCCCCACCAAAATGTTGCTACCTTCAAAATTATATCTGGTGATAAATCAGATAACATTGACGGTATCTACTACTTTGGTGAAAAGACTTTCTCAAAACTTTTTCCTGAGATACTTGACTCCGTAGTTTCTGTTGACGACATTTTACAAAAAGGTGAAAAACTACACGAAAATGATAAAGACAACAGAGCGTTACAAAACTTGTTATCGGGGAAGACAAAGAGAGGGGTATATGGAGAAGAGTTTTATGTTATTAACAAACAACTCGTGGACCTTTCACAACCTTTGTTAACAGAAGAAGCAAAGGAACTCGTTCAACTTTATTATGAAGAGGACATAGACCCTGAGGGAAGGGGATATCAAAACCTTATGAGGATGATGATGGACGATGGAATTTTTAAGTATTTACCAAAAACAGACAATGCATGGGTTTACTTTCTCACCCCATTTATGAAACTAACGAGAAAAGAAAAAAGACGATTTAAAAAAACAAAAAACTAATTAAAACAAACAAAACATGAGTAAGGAAAAAAATGACATTACGAAGATGGAATTTTTGTTGACATTGAATGACAACATTATTGTTCAGCGTTATTTTAATGTGAAGGGTTATAATGAAAATACTAGAAATAGTATGGATTTGCACGACACGGTAAATGACATTATGAATACCATTCATCACAGTCTTAAAATCAAAACAGTCTCATACATGTTGGAAAACGAGTTTCAAATTATAGCTGACCCTATGATTTTGGAAACTTCTATGACTGATGATGATGAAAACTTTAACATCTTCATTAAGTTGGGTGATGATACCATTTACCAGAGGGTGTGGGATGGTAAAATCTACCCTCCAAAAGTCAGATACACTGTTGATGTGCGACCACATTTAAAGAGTGTCTTAAAGTCACTCACCGAAGTGTTTTCATCTGACAAATTGACATGCGAATTTATGGATTATAAGTTGGGTTAAGCATATTTATTAAAACAGTCAAACACGAAAACTAATCAACATGTCAAAGGAAAAGAATTTTGGATATCTCGGCAACACATTTCAAATACAATTACTTAATAACATTATCCTTTATAAGGATTTTGCAACCTCTATTGTTGATGTAATCGAGCCCAAGTACTTTGACAACCAATACTTCAAGTTGATTATGCAAATTGTTAAGGAGTATTACATAAAATATGAACATACTCCATCATATAACACTTTGGAACAACTTGTAAAATCTGAAGTTGCATCACCGATGGCCCAGAAGATGGTATTGGATATGGTTGAGCAAGTTAAGGATGCGCCTGCTGAAGGTGAGACCTTCGTTCAAGAAAAAGCATTGAAGTTCTGTAAACAACAAGAACTACAAAAAGTTATGGTTAAAGCTCAAAAAATCATAGATAAAGGTGATTTTGAAAGCTATGACCATCTTGAAGAAATGGTTCGCGAAGCACTACAGGTAGGTGAAGTTGACGCGGGAACTGCCGATGTTTTTTCTAATTTGGATGATGTATTGGAGGAAGATTTTAGACACCCTATCCCTATGGGAATTCCCGGTATTGACAACCTGTTAAAGGGAGGTATAGCAAAAGGGGAATTGGGAGTTGTCTTGGCACCGACAGGTGTTGGTAAGTCAACATTGTTAACTAAAATCGCCAACCATGCATTTAACTTGGGTTACAATGTTCTTCAAATATTCTTTGAGGATAACCCAAAGATTATCCAAAGAAAACACTTCACATTATGGACTCAAATCGCTCCTGATTTATTGTCAATGCATAAGGATAAAGTCCTTGCAAAAGTTAGAGACATTCAGGAAAATGCACCCAATAAACTTATCTTAAAAAAGTTACCATCTGACACTTTGACAATGAATCAGATTAAGAATCAGATTCGTAAAATGATGGCAGAAGGAACTAAGATTGACATGGTTGTTTTGGATTACATTGATTGTGTAGTTCCTGACAAAAATTTGGGTGACGAATGGAAGAGTGAAGGTTCCGTTATGAGAAGTTTTGAGGCGATGAACCACGAACTTAACTTGGTCGGTTGGACTGCGACACAAGGTAACAGAAACTCAATCTCATCAGAGGTTGTTACGACAGACCAAATGGGTGGGTCTATTAAGAAAGCCCAAGTCGGTCACGTAATTATATCTGTTGCCAAATCTCTACAACAAAAGGAGATGAACCTTGCAACCATTGCGATTACCAAATCTCGTATTGGTAAGGACGGTGTTGTTTTTGAAAACTGTAAGTTTGATAATGAGATGTTGGAAATTGACACAGAACAAAGTGTCACGTTCTTGGGTCTTGAAGAACAGAAAGAAGAAAGAAACAGAGAAAGGATTAGAGAACTTTTGGAAAAGAGAAAACAAAAGGAAAACACATAATAAATCCCAACAAATTTATTTTAAAATGGAAAATTTATATAATAATAATGAGAGCGATATACGCTATGTCGTAAAAAGAACTGGTACAAAAGTACCATTTGAGGTAGATAAAATTGAAATGGCAGTCTTAAAGGCTATGCATAGTATTGACGCAGTTGATGATGAGATGGCCGAAAAGATTGCAAGAATTTCCGCAAAGGCTTTGTTTAGAAATAACAAAGACCGTATTCCACATGTTGACGATGTTCACGACATGGTTGAAAACAAATTGATGGACAATGGTTTAAATGATGTGGCAAAAGAATATATCTTATACCGAGCAAAGAGAAGAAGAAATATCTTTGCAAAAAGAACCAATTTGAAACCATATGAGTACCCAAACCTAAATGAGTATGTGGATGCTATCAGACATTCTTATTGGGTTCACACGGAGTTTAATTTCACTTCAGATATTCAAGACTTTAAAGTTCATTTGAATGAAGTTGAAAAAACCGCATTGGAGAGAGCGATGCTTGCGATTTCTCAGATTGAAGTTGCGGTTAAATCATTTTGGGGTGACATCTATAAGAGAATGCCGAAACCTGAGATTGGAAATGTTGGGGCAACATTCGCAGAGTCTGAAGTAAGACACGCGGACGCATACTCTCACCTTATTCAGTTGTTAGGATTAAACGGAGAGTTTGAAAACCTATTACAAGTTCCCGCAATTCGTAGAAGAATTAAGTATTTGGAAAAAGCAATCACAAACTCAAAAGCGGTGGAAAATAAAGAATACTTTGAGTCAGTAGTCCTATTCTCCATGTTTATTGAGAATGTATCATTGTTCTCCCAATTCTTAGTTATTATGTCATTTAACAAACATAAGAACATGTTAAAAGGTATCAGTAACGCCGTTGAGGCAACTTCAAAAGAAGAAAACATCCACGCAGAATTCGGATTTGATTTGGTAAATCTAATCAAAGAAGAAAACCCTGAGTGGTGGACAGAAGAATTGGTAGAAGACCTCATCATCTCAACAAAAGAAGCTTATGAAGCAGAGATGGAGGTTGTAAACTGGATATTTGAAAAGGGAGATATGGACTTCCTAACAAAAAACCAAACATTGGAGTTTATTAAAAATAGATTTAATCTATCATTAAACTCTATAGGTATTGATAATATCTTTGAAATTAACGATACTATATTAGAAACAACAGAATGGTTTGACGACGAAATTCTAACTACAAAACATACAGACTTCTTTAATAAGAGAAGTATTAATTACAGTAAGAAAGCGAAGTCAATCACCTCAAACGATTTATTTTAATAAGGATATAAAAAGAAAATGGAAAATAGAAAAGCATTTGATTGGATTAATGAAGAGTCAATTACCTTCCTTCGTAGAGGGTATTTGAGTGAAGGGGAAGAACCTTTGGAAAGAATTAGAACTATTGCCGACCACGCAGAAAAACTTTTGGGTATGGATGGGTTTGCAGATAAGTTCTTTGACTATATGGGTAGAGGATGGTATTCATTATCATCACCTGTATGGGCAAACTTTGGTAAAAAAAGAGGACTACCTGTAAGTTGTTTTGGTTCTAATATTGGAGATAATATTGAATCAATTCTATATACACAGGCAGAAGTTGGTGAGATGAGTAAGATGGGTGGTGGTACCTCAGGTTACTTTGGTAATATCAGAGGACGTGGTGCCGAGATTACAGATAACGGTCATGCACCTGGTTCAGTTCATTTTATGAATTTGTTTGAGAGTGTTGTTGATAACATTTCACAAGGGGCAACACGTAGAGGTAGATTCTCACCTTACCTACCAGTTGAACATCCTGATATTATGGAGTTTCTAGAAATCGGAACCGAAGGATTTCCAATTCAAGATTTGACTCACGCGGTTACAGTTACTGACGAGTTTATGAACGAAATGATTGAAGGAGATAGCGACAAAAGAGCGATTTGGGCAAAAGTCATTCAAAGAAGAGGAGAGATTGGTTATCCGTACATTATGTTCACAGATACTATGAATAACAAATCACCTGAAGTTTATCGGGATAAGGGTGCCAAGATTTATAATTCTAATTTGTGTTCTGAAATTGCTTTACATAACTCTGAAGAAGAATCGTTTGTGTGTGTATTATCATCTATGAACTTACTTCACTATGATGAATGGAAAGATACAGATGCGGTTGAGATTATGACTTATTTCTTGGATGCGGTTGTTACTGAATTTTTAACTAAAATTGAAGATTTAAGGGACAACGGAACTATTGAGGGTAAAAGAGCATTTTTCTATTTGGAAAAGGCGTACAACTTCGCTAAGAGACAACGAGCGTTAGGTCTTGGAGTATTGGGTTGGCACTCACTACTACAATCTAAAAACTTACCATTTGATAGTAGAGACACGGCAAAACTAAATGTTGAAGTTTTTAAGTTAATTAAAGAAAAGTCTTATAAGGCTTCTGAAGAATTGGCTGAAAAATTCGGAGAACCTGAATACCTAAAAGGTTATGGTAGAAGAAACGTAACACTAAACGCGATTGCTCCTACAACATCTTCAGCGTTTATTCTTGGACAGGTATCGCAGTCAATAGAACCAATTTGGTCTAATTGTTATGTTAAAGATGTTGCAAAGTTAAAAGTAACAATTAAAAACCCTGTATTGGAAAAACTATTAATTGAACTCGGTAAAAATACTAAAACGACTTGGAATAGTATTAAAAAGAATGATGGTTCAGTACAACACCTCGATTTCTTAACTGATGAACAAAAAGAAGTTTTTAGAACTTTCGCTGAAATCAACCAAGCGTCAATTATAAATCAGGCGGCAATTAGACAAGACTATATTGACCAATCACAGTCACTTAATCTTATGATATCACCTGATATGCCAACAAAAGATGTAAACAAACTTTTGATAGACGCATGGAAGTTGGGAGTTAAAACATTATACTACCAACACTCAATGAACTCGGCACAGGCATTTGCAAGAAAAAAGTTAAATTTAAATGACTTACAATGTGTAGCTTGTGAAGGATAATAGAAAGACCCACCTAAAAAGGTGGGTTTTTTTATAAAATTAATATTACGAATATTTATCGGTATGGCACTAAATAAAACATATGGAGTAAATTTTCCTTTTAGGCAAAGTACCGAAGGTAAATATTTGTCACTTACTACTACTGTTGCTGAAGAAGTAAGGGCGGACTTATTACATTTAATACTTACAAGAAAAGGAAGTAGATACTACCTACCTGATTTTGGGACAAGAATATATGAATTTATTTTTGAACCCATGGATGGTCCTACATTTGATGCTATAAAATCAGACATTCAAGATGCGGTTGATAAATACATACCTAATTTACAAATAAATGATGTATCTATTACACCATATACTGATGAAGATAAAAGTCCTGTAGGTAATTTAAACTTACAAGACCAAGAAGCTACTTATGAAATGTTTGATATATTTAGAACTGCAGGTGAAGGTGTTGAAGACTATACAGCTAAAGTAAAAATTGATTATAGTATTAAAGAAAATACTTTTGAATCAAGAGATTTTATAATTATAAATATTTAAGTTAAATGGCTAATCGCAAAATATCATATACTGAAAGAGATTTTGAAGGTCTAAGACAAGACCTAATAAATTTTACAAGACAATATTACCCTGAGTTAATTGATAATTTTAATGATGCTTCGGTATTCTCAGTATTTTTAGACTTAAATGCTGCGATAGGAGATAATTTACATTTTCATATTGACAGAAGTATACAAGAAACAGTCTTACAATACGCACAACAAAAATCTTCAATATATAATATTGCGAGAACATACGGGTTAAAAATACCAGGAAATAGACCATCAATAGCAATATTAGATGTTTCAATAACAGTTCCCGCATTCGGAGACCAAGAAGATAGTAGATACTTAGGTGTTATCAGAGCAGGTTCACAGTTTTTAGGTGCGGGACAAATATTTGAAAATCCTGATGATATAGACTTCAGTACCCAATATAACAGTAAAGGTTTTCCTAACAGAA